GTGATAGAAAACTCCTCATCTGCATGGCTCACCTTTGATGACCTGAACAACACAGAGACTTTTGATATAAAGGACTTCAGCGGCTGCTTTGGCGTAGGCGGCGCCGACCTCTCTATCACAACAGACCTCACGTGCGCCACCATCCTCACCATGGACCGGAATAAGAAGCGGTATGTTTCACAGATGTACTGGCTCCCTGAGGCGAATTTTGATAAGCGAGTCCATGAGGAAAAAATCCCCTATGACAAATGGCTGCAGATGGGACTCCTGAGACTCTGCAGCGGCAGCTCCATCAACTACCATGATGTCACACTGTGGTTTTTAGAGATGGTGCAGAAGGGAATCACACCGGCCTATATTTACTATGACTCCTACAGCGCCAAGTACTGGGTTGAAGAAATGCAGAATAATGGGTTTAATATGGTGAGATGTATCCAGGGCGCCAAGACGCTGAGTCTCCCCATGCAAGCCCTGGGCGTGGACCTGAAGGATAAGAAAGTAAACTATAACAACTCGCCAATCCTGAAATGGTGCCTTTCCAATACCGGCATACTGACAGACCGGAACGGAAACATTGTGCCTATCAAGAACCAGAGCGCAAAGTACAGGATTGATGGGACAGCCTCGCTGCTGGACGCCTATGTGGGCCTTACCGACCACTATGAGGAACTCTGCAATACCCTTCCCTATCAGAAAATTTGAAAGGAGAAACAGCCATGAAACACCTGATTAAAGACAAGAAAATAGACCTCTATTACATGGAAAAGACACCGGACGGCCAAGGCGGATACAGGGCCGGATGGACACTGAAGGCACAGGGGCTATGGTGCTACACCAAGCAGCTCTCTGAAGAGCTCATTGCCAGATTTGCGACACTCAACCGCCAGGAGACCAGGCAATTTGTTATCAACCATCGTGAGATAGGAAACCCCAGCACAGTAAGAATCAAATACCGGGGGAACATGTACGCCATCACCAGAGTGGACACCAAGGACGACTACAACGGCGATATTTTCCTATACGGCGATGTACTCAAGAAATAGAAGGAACAGGAAGAACGGATAGTATAAAAATATCCGTTCTTTTCTTTTGCTTACTTTAGTAAACCTAAAGAACATAGTGATATCTGAGTATAGAAAAAATTTATAATATTCAACCGTAGGGAAAAAGCATATAATAAGACATGAAAAACCACAATGATATATTGTAAACCATTTTTGAAAGGAAGGGAAGGTATGAAGGTTATAAGCATTATGAACCAGAAAGGCGGCACAGGTAAAACCACAGTGACACTGAACCTGGCAGCCGCCTATGCGCTGGATGGAAGCCGTGTGCTCATGATGGACCTTGACAGCCAGGGCAGCCTCACAGCGGCCACCTGTGCCTTCAGTGAGCAGGAGCCATCTACCTATGAAGTCATTGCCGGAGATGTGAAATTGACAGACGCCATAAAAACGCTTAAAACAGGGCTTTCCATCGTTCCAACAGACAACAGGCTATTACTTCTCAAGGAGACGGGAGAAGCACGCCAGAGGGGCCGAATCAAGCGAATTTTGAAGGGTATAGAGACAGATTATGATTATGTTTTCATTGACTGCCCCCCTCATCTTGCTATAGACACCATCATGGCCCTGTCTGCCTCAGACTATGCCATCATACCGGTGCAGACCAATTATCTATCAATGGCCGGGCTGGCCCAGATGATGGATAGCATAAAATACCTTCAGGACAAAAACAAAGCGCTCCAAGTCGGAGCCATCGTGCCCACATTCGTGAGAAAGACCAACCTTGACCGCTATGTATTGTCATGTATCCGAGAGGTGTATCCTGATTTATTAACAGAATCGCATATCTCGCAATCCGTGCTTTTGGCAGAGGCACCGCTTTTCCAGAAAGATATATTTAGCTACAAGCCCCATAGCAAAGGCGCAAAGGAATTTACAGCGCTGCACAATGAACTGGTGCATAGGGGCATTTAATAGAAAAGGAGAGATAACCATGAGAGACATTGTAAAGACTATTGAGAAACATGATTTTGAAATCCCAGACAAGTATGACCTGACCATGGAAGAGGTACAGGCCATCATAGAGCACTCCCAGGGAAAGAGCGATCTGGGCACCCAGCTCAATATGATTTATGCCGCCTTCGCTGCAGGATTTATCCTGGGAAGCAAGGCAACGGAAAAGGGAAATTTCAAAGCACCTAAGATGGAAAAAGCAGAAGGGAGATAATTGTCATGGCTAGAAATCTTGAAAAAACAGTATCACTTGTAAGAAATGGCAGAGCGTGCTCAGTTGTTCCGGAATACGACATCCCCGGCAGCGACATCATGAAGCTGATGAAAAAGGCACAGTCAGGGGAAGCCTATGACGCAATCATGGCAGCCTTCAATTATGGCTATGTAATGGGCCACCGGGCCACCGAGAAGGGCAAGTATACCGAACTGAAAGACGCTTGAAAATGTTTCATAAATATTTCTTCTCCGTGCCTTTTGTGCTATAATAAGGGTATAGAAACATTTATGAAACATGGAAGGAGCGGACATCATGAAGAATTTAACCAAAGGAACCTCAATGACAGACTGGACGGACAAGGAGATAGACTCCATCATGTGCGGATCCCCGGCAGAAGCCCTGAGCTACAAGGGGCCAGTGGAAGCCCTGGACAAAGAGAGGGAAAGAGTAACTGCCCTCATTGAGCAGCTCATGGGCTCAAAGGCTAAGGGAGTAAGCAAGGCAATCGACTTCCTGGAAACCTACCGGAGAATCCTATTTCTGAGAAGCCTCAGACTCAGGGAAGGCACAGAAGCTGCCCCCCGGAAGATCTACACAGTGAGGGACCTCTCAAACCGGTACGTTGTCAGCCTTCAGGCCATGACCGGCTGGCTCCGGCGCTATGAGAAGAGAATCAACGCCACCCGGCCGGAAAAGCCTCTCCTCTACAAAGAAGGCCGGGCCTGGGTAGTGACTGAGGAAGCGCTGCCCATCATTGACCATCTCCACAAATGAAAGGATGAACAACATGGATTTAAAGAAAATCGAGAAAGAGAAGAACAACATACTGAAGAAAGAGGCGCCAAAAAATGCGCCAGAAGCCGCCTCTAAGCCTTCCCGTGAAGAAGGGTATAGAAGAGCTACCTTCATTGTGCAGGAAAGGCTCCTAGACCTCTTCAACCTCTGGTGTGAATCGAATGGCTATTCAAAGAAATTTGCAATCAATAAACTTCTCTATGACGCCCTGTCTGGTAAGACAAAGGAAGTTGACCAGATGAGGGCCCAGAAGAAGGAAAATGAAAAAATTTCTAATTTTGACTTTTGAGGACCTGAACATGTTTGAATACGACGGAAAGAAATACTATACCTCAGATGAAGCGGCAGAGAGGCTGCACCGCAATCCTGTTACCATCCGCCGCCTCTGCAAAAGGGGCACCATTGAGGCGTTCAAATACGGCACCCACTGGCTGATGACCAAAGAGGCCATGGACAAATTTTTTTATGAGCATTGCTTGAAGATGAAGGAGGGCGAGCATGATGGATGAAGCGTTAATGAAATACCTCAAACCCTCAGATGAAGCGGCGTATAAGAAGGAAATGGAGAAGGCACAGGGGGATTATGCAGCCGCTGAAGCCGCTATAAAGGGGGCTCTGGAAAACAGCCAGAATTTAGAAACCATAACCAAGCTGTCTACAAAGCTGGCAAGCTCCTCTACAAGAGTACTGGAAGTAGAGAACAAATATAAGAAGCTCGCACAGGAACACCGGAAGGCTGATGAAGGCGCAAATAGGAAAAAGTTTCTCAAGGCCATGCTTAAAAAAATGCGTGCATTAATCCCAGAAGCGTATGAGACCGCCCGTATCATGAATGACCTTGCGGTAAAGGGCAAGGTACCTGTGCCCACGGGAAAGGGATTTGACTGGTTTAAATCCGAGCTTAAAGAATCCATTGAAGAAATGGAAGCAAAAACATCGGAAAAGCCGGATAATGAATTGCTAAAAGCTATTCTCTATGACTTGCATGTTCAGTATGAAAATTATCATGCACCATCTGATTATGTGTTCAGTCATTACCGACTTTATGCAGAATTTATTTACTCAGTATTCCCTGAGTATAATGAGCAAATTTTTTCAATACTTGAGGACATAGAGAAGAACTTCCCTGACGAATACCGAAAATTTGAAAGCGATCTCCTCGCCCTTCTGAATGAAAAAAATAAAATTGTAGAAGAATACCAGAGAAAGAAGAATCTGGAAAAAGTCAGAGATAATCTTCCCCGTGCGGGAGCAGTAATGCCGAATATTATCGCCGTCGGGATAGACCATTTGCATAACAAAGTCTATAAAGAAGAAAGGATACCTTTCCTGACCGACAACAGGCCCACTCAAATTGAATGTACCGTAAATAATCGCACCCAAAAAAAGATAATGTTTATGATAACAAGGAACCCGCACGATTATATGACCGATGAAGATAAGGAAGTCTTTACAAGGGCCGATATTGAGATGTTTGATGACATCATCTCAAGTATTCCACAATCCTACAAAAGTAAAACATGCCTACATATCCCCATTAGCATAATAGCAAGAAATGCCTATCCACTCAGGGGGAACCAAAAGCGAAACGTAGGTAAAAAGTATCTGGACGAAACAGAAAAAAGAGTGCAGCTGCTACTTGATACAGAAATTGAAATAAAGGGCCTGGAAGCGTATCTGAACGCAAATACACTTGCAAATAATGAAGATATCCTCATGTTCATGAAAAACAAAGGCCGCTCCCGTCTCCTGGGCGGCTCCATTGACGACGTTGTTATCAATGGCCAACTATCCAGAGTCCTTACACTGGATATGACACCCATTGTATGGGTAATAGCACGGGAAAAAGGCTATTACATCCCCCTAGCTAGAGATTTGAGAATACTCCCCCTGAAATGCCCGCTCTTTGTAAATAACCTCAGTAGGCGGCTTACGGTCCACCTTCTGGAAATGGTACGAAAAGGATTTACATACTGCCAGGTAAATATGGATAAGGTTTATGAATGGGCGGGAAAAACAGAAGCCATACAGAAGGCTAAGCAGCCCAGAAACATGAAAGCCAAATGCAGAAACTGGCTCTTCAAGCTGCTGGACTACTATATCAAGCTATGGAAAGAAGCAGATGAAGATAAGAGAAAAATTTTACTGCCGATCAAGGAATATGAACCCGTCAAAGGTGACAACCAAGAATTCACAGCGGTTAGAATAGAATTTTATCCCCATAGCTACCTCGAGAAAAAGAGCCCCAAAAGTATAGAACAAAAATTCGACGACTAACAACAAACGAACACGGGACTAACAACAACCATACACGGGACTAACAACAACCCTACACGGGACTAACAACAACCATACACACCCTCGAATCTCGAAAGCACGGTGAATACTGGCAGAAATGGCATTTTTCAGGGGCCCACTATTATATGTATACTCTGTATACATTGTATCCGGCCCTTGCCCGCAAGGCTGGCGCCCTTGCGGGCTGGCGGGCCGCCGCATAAACTAGATTTAGTGAAAAGAGCTCATCATCATCCCCGTGCTTTTTCTATCCGGAAAGAAGAAGCGCTCCAATGAACCTGTTTTTTACCATAGGGAGTTTAACATGAAGGAAAACGACATAGTAAAAGAATATCGATTCAAGAAAGTATGGACAAACTTTTCCATTCTGGAAGTTGACGGACGTAAAACGAAAATACCAGTGAACCCTTATAACAGTCAGAACGGCAGCACAACTAACCCAAATAGCTGGAGCACCTATGACAAAGCCATGGAGAAAATCGGCCAACCGTGCTTTCTCTATTCTAAGAAGGCCAAAAGGCACTACCGGGGAACCATAGACGGCATAGGGATAGTGTTCACCGGCTGTGACTTAATGGGCCTCGACTTTGACCATGTACTGGATGAATCCGGAAACCTTGACCCGGCAGTGAAGGCCATTGTAGAAAAGGCTAATTCCTATACTGAAATCTCCCCATCCGGCCATGGGCTCCATATCCTGGCTAAAGGGAAACGCCTTGAACCGACCGGAGCGCAGAGAGTGTCTAAAGGAGAAACCTCAAAAGGAACTACACCGGCCCCCTGTGAAATTGAATTTTATGACACTAGCAGATACTTTACTTTCACCGGCAAGGAATACTCCATCAGCAGCCCCCTGGCAGAGCGCACCAAGGAATTTGATGAGATTTACAGAACGTACATGAAGGTAAAAAAGGCGGAGATACCTACACCCGTCACCGTGCCTTCTCTACCTAAAAGCAGCAAGCCTCTGACTGTTTCCGAAGTGCTGGATAAGATGCTTAAAGCGAGCGGCAGAATGGGGGAGATTAACAGGAAGCTTTATGCCGGTGATATTGATATCCCTGAGTATTACCATACAGATGGGGAGCACCAGGGAGAACCTGATAAAAGCAAATGCGACCTTCATCTGGCAATGTCCGCCTATTATTTCTCAAATCTGGATGACAACATTACCCGGCAGATTATGAATAGCAGCGGCCTTTATGACAGTAAATGGGAGGAAGGGGGGCACTGGACAACAGACCCCAAAAGGGCCGGGCTCTCCTGGATTGAGGGCACTATGGTAATCGCCCGTGAAAAAGCTGCTGCCCGTCTTGCCAAGGATCAGCAGAAGAACCGTATGACGGAAAGTTTTAAAGATAAATGGATTACAGACATGCAGAAAAGAGTTATCTTTAATCTTAATGAGAGTATGCCACAACTGAAGGAAGCCCTTAAGAAAATATTGAATAACCGCCTTTCTGAATTGACTATCCAGGATGGGGACATTGTGAAAGAGCTCTATGACGTAGCTCATTATGAATTGAATCCTTTTGCTCCGAAACCTCTTCCCAAGCCTAAAGAAGTCTCCATGACGGATTACCTTAAAACGGGAGAGCTGGAAAACAGAATTGCCTACTTTGCAAAGTACAAGGACCGGAAAACCGGATACAAGAACCTTGACCAGTATCTCACCCTCTATCCGGGCCTTGCCATCCTGGGTGCTGTGCCTTCTCTGGGAAAAACAACCTTCTGCATGAACCTGGCTGAGAATCTTGTAAGGTCCGGCAACACTGTGCTTTATATCGCATTGGAACAGGATCCCATGGAACTGGCCACCAAGGTGCTCGCTAGAAATATCTTTGAAAGATATGGTGATAAAACAGGGCTCACCAACATTGATATCAAAAATGGGAAATCTGACAAATACCTGGACCTGGTAAAGGCTGAAATGGCTAAGAATCTCTCAGGACTTCACCTGGTGAAAGGGAATTTCAACACCACTGTGGAAGATATTGTTGAACTTATTGACGACTTTATAGCTACCCGGAAAGTGACACCCATAGTATTTATTGACTATCTGCAGCTCATCGCTCCATCATCCGCTGAGAAGTCTGACGACGGAGTGGACTATAGAAGCCGCACGCAGAGAGAAATCTGTGACCACTCGCTGAAGGTGCTGAAGTCTTACCAGATGAAGGACCCTGACACTTCCCTATTAATCTGGCTTGTTTCCTCTTTTAACCGTAACAGCTACCAGGCACCGGCTGATTATAGCTCCTTCAAAGAAACCGGCGGTATTGAATACACCTGTGATTATGTATTCGCTCTGCAGCCTTCTGTCATGAGTGAGGACTCATATTTCTATAAAGAATCCAAGACAAAGAGCGGCGGCGTAACTCAGAAAGAAACCACCAACTATGAAAGACAGAAGAAATTTGAGGACGCTGTAAAAGGCCAGCCAAGGGACAGCAAGGATAGACCAATAAGCGGCCTAAAGAATTACCGTGAAATCCAGTTTAAGAGTATCAAGAACCGGAACGGCATGCAGAAATTCAACGCCTTTTTCCGTTACCATCCGGCCGCTGATTCTTTTGTAATCTCGACCGCATACGGCGCCAGTGACTATCCGGTAGAAGCCTCTGATTTCACGGACGACCAGGCAGATGAGGAAAGCCTGGATGACCTTTGGGAGTAAAATGGAAGCAGCGAATGAGTGGAATAGAGCGTAGAAATGAACAAAAATGCACATCCCCTCTCCGTGCTTTTCCCAAGGCGCCTAAGAAATCCCGGAATTATGTATACATTTTGGTATAATGGCTAAAACAGCCAGGAAAGGTACATAGACTGGGGAATGATATCAGAGATTGACAGGCTCTCTTATGGGCCTGTTTTTCTTTTGTGTAAAAGGTTTACTGTAGTAAACCATGGTAATTTTCAGTATATCTGTATTCCTTTCAAATATGTTTCTATTATGGTATAATGTAAGTAACAAAGTTTTATGTTAAATGCAAAAGGAAATGAAAGGAAGGGAAAGAAAATGGAAGAACAGAAAGAAAATGAAGTGCATGAAAGTACTGAAAAAACTGTTTCAAGAAATTTAGGTAAAACAATCGTAGTGAGACATCTCAGAATCAGGAAGTATATTATTGGTGACTCTGCCAGCAGTACAGCAAAGACCATTTTTAACGCAGAAATCCCCACATACTTTGCCCTTCCTGGCATGTTCACCTACATTGATCCCCGTTATCCTTCTATTGTCCGATTTGTAAATATGGCTGATGTTCTTGAAATCGGAATGGACGTCAACAATATGAGTGATTTCCTCAATCTCCGCACACTTATGTTACGCAATAAGGAGGTGCCTTTCTTCAGATGGCCGAGGTAAACAGAACTAAAGTGACAGCAGAATATATCATGCTGCTGGCCCATCGAAACAGACCGGATGAACCGGCCATGACCATGCTCAACCACCCTACCATCCTTCTGGATCATCCCGTTATCAAGGGCATGCTCCCAGTGGTTACAGATAGGCTGCCGAATGATGTGAAATATATCCGCATTGATGAAATCAAGGCCCTGGGATTTAAGAAGGGAGACCTTGAATCTATGGCCCTGGTAGCTGAAGCATTTGACTGGGCCGTGCCTTCTGCCGACTGAGAGAAGGTGCAATAGTGAATTTCCTTTCCCGAATCTTTAGCCGGAAAGCGACAGCAACCGGCACAAAGCTCATAAATGAAAATACCGGGCGATTCACAGCCTACGATGGAAATATCTATGAAAATGATATTTTCCGGGCTGGTGTGGACGCCATCGCTAGAAATTGCGGAAAGCTGAAGGGCTCCCATATCGTCATATCAGGCGATGATAGAGCCCAGGGGGACAGCCGTATCAACCGTATTTTACAGATACGGCCTAACCCGTACATGAGCGCCTATGATTTCCTGTATAAGATGGTGACTCACCTCTATATCGACAATAACGCCTTTGCGCTCCTCTCCTTCAATGCACAGGGGCAGCTTGACGCCATTTATCCCATCACGGCCACCAGCGTGCAGGTGCTGAGAGACGCCACGGGCTCCCTCTACTGTGCCTTCACCATGCCGGACGGCGGCAGATTTACCTTTGCCTATGACAACCTCATACATCTGAGGCGGTTTTTCAATTCCAATGACGTACTGGGAGACGGCAACGGCGCAATCAGGCCAGGGCTTGAACTCGCCCAGGCCCAGAATGATGGAATCATCAACGGCATTAAGAGCGGCGCCAGTATCCGGGGGATACTGAAATACACCACAGTCATGGCTCCTGAGCAGCTGAAGAAAGATAAAGACCGCTTTATAGCCGACTATCTTGATGTATCGAACAATGGCGGCGTGGTAGCGACCGATACAAAAGCCGAATATACGCCCATTGAATCCCATCCCGTGACTGTATCCGGCGATGAGATGAACGCTGCAAAGAGCAAGATTTTCAACTATCTGGGAGTCACAGAGCCAGTAGTAAATTCCAGTTACACAGAAGATCAGTTTTCTGCTTTTTACGAATCCACCATAGAGCCCATTGCTATGGCCCTTTCCCAGGAAATGACCTACAAGATTTTCACCGCCCGTGAAATTGCCTTTGGCAACCAGATTATTTTTGAATCTGGAACCATCCAATTCACATCCAACAAGACGAAAATCAACCTGATAAGCAACATGCTCCCCTATGGCGTTCTTACCATCAACCAGGCGCTTGAAATCCTGAACCTTCCCTCTGTGCCGGATGGTGACAGGCGGCTCCAGGCCCTCAACATGATTGACGCCCAAAAGGCGCTCAAGTACCAAGTTGGGGAACAGCAGGAAGGAGAGAAGGAAGAATGAAAGAAAAGCGATTCGCAAAAATCGAGATCAGAAGCGATAACAGCAAGCAGCTGGTACTCACCGGACGGCCGGTGATTCTTAACCAGCCCACTGTTATCGCTGAAGATTATAAGGAAGTCATTGCTCCCGGTGCTCTGGACGGCACGGACTTGACAGATGTCAGGCTTTTATACAACCATGACCTGTCCACCGTGCCTTTAGCCAGGACGCCCAAGACAATGGCTCTCACAGTCGACCCGGCAGGGCTGACATTCACCGCTACACTCCCAGATACGGAATACGGCCGCACCGTTTACGAAGCTGTGAAGCGTGGCGATTTATCCGGCATGAGCTTTAGCTTTAAGGTACCGGAAGGGGGAGACTCTTATGATCCGGCCACAAACACCCGGACCATCACCAAGATTGAAAAAATCTATGAGTGCTCCATTGTGCCTTTCCCAGCGTATCCCCAGACATCGGTAGAAGCCAGGGACGCCATCAAGGCCGGCAGGACAAGATGGAAAGCAAAACAGCATGCTAAACTGCTTATTCACCAGATTATGAAAGTGAGGTTTTAACCATGAAATTCAAGACTATTGCTGAAGCATTTAACTACTACAGAAACCACAGCGCCGCTGATATTGAAAAGAGAGCGGCAGCCATCAATGAACTCATTGAAAAGGACCCCAGCGCCGATATTGACGCCCTCAACATCGAACTGGAAGGACTGAAACAGGCCAAGGAAAACCTGGAACAGCGTGCCCAGAAATTCAAGCACACTGAAGGAGCTCCCCTTTCCGGTGGCATGCAGCCCCGGCAGCAGGTACTCACTCCTGAAAATGTATTCGACTCCAAGGAATATAGAAGCGCATTTTTCAAGAATCTGATGGGCCGCAGCCTGAACGCCCAGGAAAAAGAAGCCTTCACCATGGCCCAGGGAGTAGTGGAAAAGCGTGCCGGTACATTCATTTCTGCAACGGACGCCGCAGCCGTGCTGCCGACCACCACCCTCAATGAAATCATTAAGAAAGCACGGACCATGGGCGGCCTTCTCCCAGAAGTGCGCTCTTTCTCCGTGCCTTCTAAAATTGCTATCCCGGTAGCGACACCTACCAATAAAGCAGCCTGGCATGTAGAAGGTGCTGAAGTCGCTGCAGATAAAGCAGCACTCTCCTCTGTTATCTTTGACCCTAATGAGCTCATCAAGGTTTTCTCCCTCTCTGCAAAAGCAAGCACCATGAGCATTGCAGCATTTGAGGCGTACCTGGTGGATGAACTCTCCGCTTGCGTGATGGACGCCCTGGATGATTCTCTCATTAATGGCACCGGTGCAGGCCAGGGCAAAGGACTGGAAAAAGGAATCACCTGGAACGCAGACAACACAGTAACCACCTCTGCCCTCTCCTATGCAGATATCGTTTCCCTCATCGCCAAACTGAAGAGAGGTTATTCCAACGGCGCCAAGTTTGCAATGAATAATGCAACACTCTACACCAAGATTTACGGACTGGTAGACGGCAATAAGAGACCTATCTTCATTACAGACGCCCAGAACCAGACTGTGGGCAGAATCCTTTCCTTCCCGGTAATCGTGGATGACAACATCCCGGATGATGTTATCTACTTTGGTAACTTCAAGGCCTACCTGGGATACAATCTGCCGGAAGGTATCATGATTGAATCCTCTCGTGCCTCTTCCTTCAAGCAGGGGCTGATTGACTACAGAGCGCTGGCGATCGCCGACACCCAGCCGCTTGTAACAGAAGCATTTGTAAAGCTGACCAAGACTGCAGGCTGATAATTTCAATTGAAGAGGGCACGGGGTATAAATTGCCCTCTGCCCTCTTTTCTTTTTACAAGGAGAAACCATCATGACATTGGAAGAAGCGTGCAACGTATTGAGAGTAGACCCAGGAACAAATGACGATTTAATCAACAGCCTTATAAAGGCCATTCCATCCTACATTGAACTGAAAACCGGAATGACGGAAAAGGCACAGGAAAATGAGCCGCTTGTAAAAACAGTATCCGGCTTTATTCTGCAGCTGTGGTATTTTAGCGACAACATTGATGATAAAGTATTGAACCGGACTATTGACTCCCTTCTCTGTGCCATCACACTGAAGGCAAAACAGGAGTGAAGGTGAGGAGAGCGCATTTACATGTCTGAGAAAATCTCAGACATACATGCGCCGCCAGAGGCGGAAAGGAGCAAGCCATCATGACCAGAAAAGACTTCTACAACAGCAAAGAATGGAAACGCACAGCAAGGGCCTATCTGCAATCGCAGCACTATGTGTGCGAGCGATGCGGAAGGCCGGCAGTCATCTGCCACCATAAGAAATACCTCAATGACAGGAACTACACTGATCCGGCTGTCTCCCTGTGCTTTGATAATCTGGAAGCACTCTGCCAGGACTGCCACAACAAAGAGCACAGCCTGAGGAGGCCGCTGGTAAAGTTTGATGAGGAAGGCAACGTGACCGGCTGCAAAGAATCAAAAGACCAAAGAGATTTCAGGCTGGAAAGGGAAGCCATGGAAAAGCTTTTTAAGAGAGAGAATTCACTACAGGCCCTCTCAGAGCGCTTGCGCAGAAGTTTATGAGTAATTTATCAAAAGATTTTCTGCAGCGCCTCTGAGACGATTTTAGAGTATTTCATAAAAGTTTCGAAACATTTATGAAAAAGGGAAGGGGGCCTCTCAAATTTTTTCTCTGAAATCCATACCGGCGTCAGCACCTCGGAAAACCTCTCCCAGGATTTCCCCATAAGGGGGACAAATGGAAAAACCTATGGAAACATTTATGAAAGATGGTGAAACAAGCATGAAAATCAATAGGACATACACCGATATTTACAACCTCATACCGGAACAGAAGCAGCCAATAGCCAGGAAGCTCATCAATGAACTCCAATTCATGGAAAGGACTCTCACGGCCCTAAGAAAAGTGGTGGACTCTGAAGGAGTCACTGAACATTTTATTAATGGGAAACAGGATTTCTGGCGTGAAAGCACGGCCCTAAAGAGCTACAACACCACAATCCAGCGGTACAGCTCCCTTTCCAAGCAGCTCACAGACATGGTTGATAAGACAGCAGAGGCAGAGAATAATCCGGTGCTGGACTTCATCAAAGGGGAGTGATCCCCGTGAATTTCATTGAGGAATACCTTGAGGCCATTCACCGGGGGGATGTAGTCACCTCTAAAAGAGTGAAAGAAGTGTATGAACGCCTTGCCTCTGAGATAGCGCACCCGGATAAATACATCTTTGACCAGAAGAAGGCAGAGAGGCCCATAGAATTCATAGAACGCTTTTGCAAGCAGTCTAAAGGAGAATGGGCCGGGCGGCCTCTTAAGCTCATGCTCTTTCAAAAAGCCTTCCTCTCTGCGCTCTTTGGATTCATTGATAAAGGCACGGGATACCGGAGATTTAACGAAACCATGCTATATGTAGCTCGCAAAAATGGGAAGTCTGTGCTTTTATCCGGCATTGCCCTCTACTGCCTCATCTGTGATGAACCGGGGGCAGAAGTATACAGCGTGGCCACCAAAAAAGACCAGGCTAAAATTGTGTTCAATGAAACAGTGAACATGGCCAAGCAGTCACCGGCGCTCATGAAAGCCGGAATCAAGAAGCGAAAAACAGACCTGTATTTTCCCTACACCATGAGCAAATTCGCTCCCCTGGGAAAGAACAGCGATACCCTCGACGGCCTCAACGCCTCACTTGTAATCATGGACGAACTGCACAGCATAAAGGACCGGAACCTCTATGAAGTCATGAAGCAGAGCCAGAGCGCCAGGCGGCAGCCGCTCCTGGTGATGATAACCACTGCAGGCACCTTCAGAGAAACCATCTTTGATGACATGTATAAATACGCCTCACAGGTGGCAGATGGTACTATCCAGGATGACCATTTTCTCCCCGTGCTTTATGAACTGGACGCAAAGAACGAATGGAAGGATCCCGAAAACTGGCAGAAGGCCAATCCCGGCCTGGGGACCATAAAGAAACTGGATGACCTGGTGCAGAAATGCAAGCGTGCCAAAGATAACCCGGTAGACCTCACAGGCGTGCTTGTAAAGGACTTCAACGTGATAGAAAACTCCTCATCTGCATGGCTCACCTTTGATGACCTGAACAACACAGAGACTTTTGATATAAAGGACTTCAGCGGCTGCTTTGGCGTAGGC